AACATTACATATCATATAAATATAATACAAAATAGTTACTAAAAAATCAATAAAAAAATGTAACTAATTAAAAAACTGCATATTATAATTGCAGACAAAACGGGCCAAGGATGGCCCAAGAATAGGACGCCTGGAGCGTCCGCAAAACTCCGGCGAGTAGCCGGCGCGATCTATTACCGATCGCGCGGCACAGTACATACACTTGTTCTTAACTGTGCCGAGTGACACCATTTGACAAAATGGTCACTCAAGCGTATCGTAAGATACAAACAGAGGAGCAAGTCATGCGACGTTATAAAATGGGTAAGCGTAATAGCAAGAAGTCATTCAGGCGTGGTGCACGCATTAACAGAATTAACATGAAGCCAAGGCCAATGAGAGGCGGAACACGGCTCTAATGCCATGTTACAAACCTTTGGATGCCTGGCGTACACCAACGGGACAGATAGTTTTCTATGATAGTCCTGGCACCCAATATCAACAATTACCATGTGGACAGTGTATAGGCTGCCGTATGGAACGATCACAAGAATGGGCTTTAAGGTGTATGCATGAAGCTAGCTTACATTCAGAAAACTGCTTTATTACACTCACTTATAATGCAGAAAACCTACCGCCAGATACAGGTTTGCGTAAAAAACATCTTCAAAAGTTCATAAAAAGACTTAGAAAACATCTAGGAACAAAAAAAATCAAATTCTATGCCTGTGGAGAATATGGTGATAAAAACAATCGCCCTCATTATCATGCTCTTATATTTGGCCATGATTTCACTGACAGGGTGTTTTACGGTAAAAGTCCTGCCGGATACGACCTCTATATGTCACCCAAATTAGAAAAAATTTGGGGAAAAGGATTCGTCCAGGTAGGCGATGTTACATATGAGTCAGCGGCTTATGTAGCACGCTATATCATGAAAAAAGTATTGGGAAAAGGCCAGGATGAAATAGATGAACAAACAGGTCTTAAACCTTACGAAAGAATTGATAGCTTTACTGGCGAAATTGTTCCAGTCTTGCCAGAATTCACCACTATGTCTCGTGGTGGTACTCATGGTACTGGCATTGCTCACAACTGGATTACACGTTATTCAGGAGATTGCTACCCCAAAGACCATCTATATCATAATGGAACAGCAAGAAAAATACCCCGTTATTACGACAAAGTAATGGAAAAAATAGATCCAGATAAAATTGACGAAGTAAAAGCACATAGAGCATTAAAAGGTTACGAATCGCCAGATAATACGCCTGAGCGTCTGGCAGTTCGTCACAATGTAGCTCAGGCAAAAACCCAAAACCTAAAACGGAGTCTCTAATGAAAAAAGTAATAATCTCAGTAAAAGATACAGTAGCAGAGGTATTTAATGACCCACGTGTCGAAATTAATACAGCGAGCGCTATTAGAGCGTTCACACACTCAATCGAAGACAATAAAAACAAAGATGATTTTGTTATGTACATGCTTGGAGAATTTGACCCACTCAATGGAGAAATCAAGTCATGCGATCCGGTCAAAATATATTCCGGTCACGACGTCTCAGCGAACCAAGAGATAAAAGCAGTAGGATAAATAATAAAGGGCAAGGATGCCCTCAAATTAACTGGAGAAAATAAACATGAAATCAGTAATGCAACATAATTTTGCAACTACACCGAATATTGATGCTCCAAGATCAAAATTCAATAGAACATTCGGTCACAAATTCACCATGGATGTTGGTTGGCTAATTCCCTACTATTGGGATTCTTGTTTGCCAGGAGATACATTCAATATGCAATCAACCATATTCGCACGTATGGCTACACCATTATTCCCGATAATGGATAATATGTATGTCGACACACATTTTTTCTTTGTTCCAAATCGTATTATTTGGGAAAATTGGCGTAAATTCTGCGGAGAGCAGGAAAATCCCGCAGATTCAATCGATTATCAAATACCTATATTAGAGGATAGCGGAGGCGTATCAACAAGTGAGCCAGATTTAGCATTATCAACTCCAGTATTAAGAGCAAGAACATTATTAAATTATATGGGTGTTCCAGCTGGTATTGGTCCTAATGATGTAGATATTTCAGCACTACCTTTTAGGGCATATTCAAGAATATACAATGAATGGTTTCGAGATCAAAACTTAATAGATTCACAGGACGGAGGATTAAGAGTAGTCGATGCATCGGATAATATAACTAATTCTGGTGAATATCATCCTTTACAGAGGAGAGGTAAAAGGCACGATTACTTCACATCAGCACTACCTTGGCCACAAAAAGGCGATGCAGTAAGCTTACCGTTAGGAACAACGGCGCCTATAACAGTATTAAATGATACTGGTGGGTCGACAGGTATGACAGTAAGGTTAAATGCTACAGGTGGTGTTTCTGGTAATGATACAAACTATCAATCAGGTGGTACAGGTACATTTCAGGAGAACACAGGAACAGGTGTATACCTTACTTATAATGATACAGTAGAAGCAGACTTAACATCAGCGACAGCATCAACAATAAATGATCTTAGAGAGGCATTCCAGGTCCAGAAACTTCTAGAGCGTGACGCAAGAGCAGGAACACGTTATCCGGAAATCATCCGTAATCATTTTGGCGTTTCATTTTACGATGCAAGCTACCGCCCTGAATATTTAGGCGGAGGAAGCTCACCAATAAACATTTCACCTGTAGTACAGCAGGCACCAACAACAAGTGGTAGTCAGCTAGGTATAGGTGATTTGGCAGGATATGGAACATTCACCATAAAAGGTCACGGATTTAATAAGTCATTTAATGAACATGGAATAGTAATGGGACTAATGTCCGTAAGAATGGACTTAACTTATCAGGAAGGTCTTAATCGTCATTTTTCACACTCAACCAGATATGATATTTATTGGCCATCATTAGCTCATTTAGGAGAGCAGTCAATTCTTAATAAGGAAATATATTGTGATGGGTCTGCAAATGATGACCTGGTATTTGGATATATTCCTAGGTACGACGAGTATCGCTATAAACCAAGCCAAATTAGTGGATTATTTCAGAATGCAGCAACGGCATCACTAGAGTCGTGGCATTTATCACAACATTTTGGAAATCTCCCATCATTATCACAGTCATTTATAGAAGAAGATGCATTATCAACATCAGTTCTCGATAGGTGTATTCAGGTACCGTCTGAGCCGCATTTTATAGTTGATACATATAATCAACTTATTTGTGCACGTCCTATGCCTGTATTTGGTGTACCAGGTATGATTGATCATTTCTAGGAGATTAAAATGGATTTATTGTCATCAATAGGTGGAGGAATAATATCATCAGCAGCCGATACAATATTCGGTCATGCGAGCTCGAGCGAATTACAGGAGGATACACAAGCACACTCAGCTCAAATGTTTGAAAAGCAAAAAGAACATGAAATAGATATGTTCGGAAGAGAAAGTGAATATGCAACTGCAAGAGCAAAGGAACAGTATGATAGGCAGAGAGCATTATTACAGGACTCACCAGGATTACAGATGAAAGGATTAAAATCAGCTGGTCTAAATCCAATACTAGCAGCAACAGGCGGTTTTAAATCGCCAGCAGGTGGATCAATGCCAATACCGTCCGCACGGGCAAGTGCCGGCGCAAAAGGTGGCGGAGCTGGAATAGCATCAGGAGCAAGGTCTAATATAGCTGATAACATTGTTAAAATGTCACAGGCTAAATTGTTAGAGGAACAGGCAGGATTAACATCAGCACAAAAGGCGAAAGTAGTTGAAGAAACTGGATACGTAGATACAAAGGATGCGTTATTGCAGTTTGCAAAACAGATAATGGATATGGCTAATAAAGCACTAGACCAGGCAAGAAAATCAGGATATTTTGGAGAAACAAGACAGAATGTTGATGCGATAATAGATAATATAGAAATGTTAGTTAGTCCTGGTAAAGGAATAGAAATAACTGAACATACTAGAAGACAATTAATGAAGAAGCGTAATCAATTAAAAGCCTATAAAGGTTCAACAGGTGGTAGAAATAGGAGAAATAAATAATGTTTAGAAAATATGATATAGATGGAAATCAATTAGGTTTAGATAAAAGTGAAAATGTATTTGAAGAAACAAAAACTGAACAAAGCCATAAAACAGAGGTAGACATTAATAATATAGTTGCCAAGCATGGAACAGAGTTAATTGCAAAAGTAGCAGCATTACAGAAATTCACCTATGATGATGTGACAGGAAACGATTTTCAGGAAACCATGAATGCAATATTAAAAGCAAAAGATTCATTCTCATCAGTACCATCAGAAATTAGGAAATATTTTGATAATAATCCGGCTAAGTTTATGGATTATATTCATAATCCCGATAATAAAGATCAATTGGTATCATGGGGTTTAATGAGACCAGAACAGGTTATTCAGCCAATGCATGTCATAGTTGATACACCACCGACTGTGGAGACTCCGCCGGTAGAAAAACCGGTGCCATAGTAAAAGGGGCCCATTTGGGCCCCTTTTTTAGTGCATGAGGAAAATATGCAGAAGGAAAATAACAGCGTTAACGATAGCAAGCCAACGATTGGTAACAATAAAACCTAACCAATCTTCAAAATTAGTCACTTTCATCAAAATCCTCCAATTTCTCATAAGATTCCATCAAACGTATGGAATGTTTATATCTATGTCTAGCGACGCGTAAGCGGTCGCGTTCACGTTGAGCAATCTTTATTTGCTCTTCTATAACGGCTAAACGCCGTTTCAATTCTTCAAGCGTAAGCATGGTTTAAGCCCTCTTAAGGTTCAAGATATGTAACATTACATATCATATAAAAACAATATAATAAAGTTACTAAAAATACAATAAAATAATGTAACAAAATAATAATATAATTGGTATAAAAATTGCAATCAATTATTGCAGACTAAGCGGACCATGGATGGTCCAAGAAACGATCGCCTGGAGCGATCGCAAAACTCCCGCGGGTAGCGGGCGCGATCTCTTACTGATCGCGCGGCACAGTACTCACACTTGTTCTTAACTGTGCCGAGTGACACCATTTGACAAAATGGTCACTCAAGCGTATCGTAAGATACAAACAGAGGAGCAAGTCATGCGACGTTATAAAATGGGTAAACGTAACAGTAAGAAGTCATTCAGGCGCGGTGCACGCATTAACAGAATTAATATGAAGCCAAGGCCAATGAGAGGCGGAACAAGGCTCTAATGCCTTGCTATAAACCCCTGGATGCCTGGCGGACACCAACGGGCCAGATAGTGTTCTATGATAGCCCTGGTACTCAATATCAACAATTACCATGTGGACAGTGTATAGGCTGCCGTATGGAAAGATCTCAGGAATGGGCATTAAGGTGTATACACGAAGCTAGCTTACATCCAGAAAACTGCTTTATCACACTCACTTATAATGCAGAAAATTTACCACCGGATACTGGCCTGCGTAAAAAACATCTTCAAAAGTTCATCAAAAGACTTAGAAAACATCTAGGAATAAAAAAAATCAAATTCTATGCTTGCGGAGAATACGGTGAAAAAAATAATCGGCCCCATTATCATGCTCTTATATTTGGTCATGATTTCACTGACAGGGTGTTTTACGGTAAAAGTCCTTCAGGATACGACCTCTATATGTCACCCAAATTAGAAAAAATTTGGGGAAAAGGATTCGTCCAGGTAGGCAATGTTACATATGAGTCAGCGGCTTATGTAGCACGCTATATCATGAAAAAAGTATTGGGAAAAGGCCAGGATGAAATAGATGAACAAACAGGTCTTAAGCCTTACGAAAGAATTGATAGCTTTACTGGTGAAATTGTTCCAGTCTTGCCAGAATTCACCACTATGTCTCGTGGTGGTACTCATGGTACTGGCATTGCTCACAACTGGATTACACGTTATTCAAGAGATTGCTACCCCAAAGACCATCTACATCATAATGGAAGAGCAAGAAAAATACCCCGTTACTACGATAAAGTAATGGATAAAATAGATCCAGACAAAATTGACGAAGTAAAAGCACATAGAGCATTAAAAGGATACGAATCGCTAGATAATACGCCTGAGCGTCTGGCAGTTCGTCATAATGTAGCACAGGCAAAAACATCAAATCTAAAGAGGAGTCTCTAATGAAAAAAGTAATCATTTCGGTAAAAGATACAGTAGCGGAGGTATTTAATGATCCACGTGTCGAAATTAATACAGCAAGCGCTATTCGCGCATTCACAAATTCAATCGAAGACAATAAAAACAAAGATGATTTCGTTATGTACATGCTTGGAGAGTTCGATTCAATCAACGGAGAAATCACGCCCTGTGACCCGGTCAAGATCTATTCAGGACATGACGTCACTATGCGTCACCCGGAAGATGCAGGTAGGCCGCCACATAAAGTAGAAACAGTCGCATGAGAACTGTAAAAGTGGATATATTTAAGCTCATGGATGAGCTTGAAAAAAAACGATTCAGAGAAGATGTAATTGTAGAAATTATAAGAATAATATTTTTAATAGAGGAAAATTAATATGCAATCAGTAATGCAGCATAATTTTGCACAAACACCAAACATCGAAGCGCCAAGATCAAAATTCAACAGAACATTCGGTCACAAACTCACTATGGATGCTGGTTGGCTAATTCCGTACTATTGGGATAGCGTACTTCCAGGTGACACATTTAATATGCAATCAACCATATTCGCACGGATGGCAACACCATTATTTCCGATTATGGATAATATGTACGTTGATACACATTTCTTTTTCGTACCTAATCGTATTATTTGGGATAATTGGCGAAAATTCTGCGGAGAACAAACAGACCCTGGTGATTCAATAGATTT